AATCTACAATACTTCCGCTTCCAGGCCATCGTACGCGATCTTGATCCAGATTATTACTCATTAATTATAAATATCTAAAGTAAATAAGATTACTATAGATTTTAATAAATTAGTGTATTAACAGCCAAGTTCCAAGAACATCAGCTCTGTTAGCACTTTCATCTCCATCGCCTGGTCTAACAATAACATTGTAATATTTTTCATTTCCAACTGGCATGTTTTTCATTTCATCATATGTGATAACACTATCAGTTGGCATTCCATATTTTGATGCAAGTTTTCTTTTCAATTCACTTTCAGCTTCAGGTGATTTAAACTGCATTCTACCTTTTTCATCTCTTATATACTTATCATCCGAATCTTTCATCATTAAGTCAGTGAACATTTGTTTTGGAACGACAGTGGAATGTTTTATATTTTGAATATCAATCTGTCTTTCTTGCTCTGGTTTAGCTCCAAAACTGAAATTCATCTTGAAATTGTTGGGTTTTTCTCCCTTTGCAACATCTGCCATTTTAGTATAAGCATAAAAATCTACATCTGGAAATTTTCTAGCAATACTATAAGCTAAATTCATATAGTCAGGACTGAAAAAGTCTCCAGCATCATGCCATCTTATTGCTACTTTAGCACCTTTTTTAGCAAATTTTGATTTGGCTGATGAAATTTCTAAACTTAACATGTTTTTAAATCCTTCTGGATCATTGAGAAGAAAATTTAACAGTTTTGTTTGAGATAAAGATGCGTCTTTCCATTGGACATAACCACCCTTTTTAGCATAACAATAAACTTTACAAGCACCTGCTCCTGGACATGTATTTACAATTACAAATTTATTGTTTTTTTCATCATAAGCTAAACCTTGTAATGCTGGCAATCCTATATTGAAATATTGCGTACTTTCTCCACCACTGTGAGTGATTTTTTCATTCTGCTTCAAAATATAAGATGGTCTAGCTGTAATTAAACTTTTTAATTTGTTTAAATCGTATTTGCGATTTTCTCCATCTACGATTTGAATTTCTCTAGCATAAGATGGATGAACATATGGGTATTTATACTTGTCAGTTGGCTCAGGAGTAGTTTTGTATAAAGGTTCACCTCGTTTACCTAATTTTGGTTGACCAGCCATTGGTCCTGTTTTATAAACCTGTGGCTCTCCAGCTTGTCGTTTCAAATATGATTGCAATTCTTCTGGAGGTAAATCTGAAATGTTAGCGCCCAAACCAAATTCATCAGCTTCATTCATATCATCTTTTACAAACTGATTTAAACTCATTACTGAACTTGCAGGCAATCCCAGTTCTTCTAATTTTAATTCGGATAAAATATCAATTAATTTCATATTCTATAAATATATTAAGTTTGTTTTAATTTAGTTATTTTTACCAACAAATTACCATTACCTTTTATCAATCTGTGGTAAGTTTCTTTAGGAACAAATGTACGAGTTAAAACAATTGGTAATTCATTATCCATTTGAAATTGCCAATTGTCATTTTTTATTGATTCAACGATTCTATCTTCTTTATCTAAATGCCATTCCAATTCTTCTTGAGATAGATTAGAGTCAAATTCTCTAATATATTCATTATCTTCTAATTTATTTTCTTTATATGGCCCCATAACTTACCAGTATCTTCCTTTACCTTTATTTCCCAAACTTTTTATTCGATGACTTCTACAACTCCAATAACCTGCCTTAGTTCTGTCTTTCTTTTGACTACACTTGTGTCTAGCTGCGAAACTTTTTCTTCTAGCAGCACTAGACCCTTTTACTTTTAAGCCTGGGTCTCCAAATGTAACTTTAATAATATTTCCTCTTTTATTTTTAACATATACAGCATATTTTTTGGGTCCGCCTGGTGTTCTAAAAGGCTTGTTTAAACTTACTTTTCTACCTCTGTATTTAGCCTCCATTATTAAATCTTCCTCTTCTTCAATAGGAGCGTCCAAATAAACCTCTCTATCTTCAAAAATAGCTTTTTTACCTAAATCACTTTCTACTAATTCAGCATCAGGATCACATAATTCAATTTTATTTTCAAAATATAATGAACGAACTTCATTTATTAAATCAAAATAAGAATCGCTATAAGTTCTAAATACATTCTCACTTAAAGATACTTCTTTTTCCAAATGATATTTTAAGTTTTCACTGATAGAAACATTACTTGTAAGTTTCATTCCACATAACCCTTCACGGTCAAATAAATCAGATAGTTTAATCATATTATATAAATATTTTATTTAATTTTAAGCACCATATTTGTTTTGACTTTTCAATTCATTAACAAGAATTTTCTCACTATTATTTAAATTCTTATCAAGCTCTTGAAATACTTCATCTAAAGATATGTTGTTACCTCTAGATTTTTGAATAGTTTTTAAACTTTCTAATGTGTCTACCATACTGTCCAATGTATTTTTATAAGGAGTGAATTTTGATAATTCTACATGATTACTAAACTCAACAGCTTTTGGAGCAATTCCTTTAATTAATTTAACAAAGAATGCGGCAAAATGTTCTATTATAGAAAATGCTGCTCCGGCAATAGGATTTGTTGCAGCAAAAAATCTTAATCCTAAGAAACAAATTCCGAATATAACTATTCCTGTTAATGCAGTTGTAAAGAATCGTTTTAATCCATATATTACTCCTCCCAAACCAAACCAACTATTAACTTCATCTACAGTAGCTTGTAATTTATCTGCTTTTTTAGCAATTTCTGTAGCTTGTTTTTCCAGTCCTTTTATTTGAACATCATATTTATTTTCAATTTCACCTTGTCTTAATTGCAATAAAACAATTTGTCTATCTCTTTCTGATAATTCCTTATCACCTTTTTCTCTTTCCTTCTGAATCTCCGAATTTAACAAATCAGTTATTTGTCTCATTTTATTAATTTCATCAATATTTGGATTTCCCGTTATACTTAAAATACGCGTGTTAAAATCCATCGCGGTTTTGACTTCAACTGGTGGATTTGTAATTTGACTAAGACTATATTCTGTGCCTGTAGCGAGTGTAGCAATTTGCTCCATCTTTTTATCAGTATTGTCTGCTAACTCATTACGAGTATCACTCATAAAATCACGGGTCTTGTTAATTTTATCTACATTCGGAGTTTTACAACCTACTAATATAAATGCAGATAACAAAAATAAAAATGTATGTTTATTCATATCAATAAATATTATGTTTGTGTATTTAAAATAACTTTTTATATTTATAACAGATGGACTCAGAATGGATTAATAAAAAAGATTTTAAAGAGATATTAAACATATTTTCTTCGGAAGATACTGATGATTTAGATTCTGAAAAAATAGAAAAAATGAAGACTCAGTTGTATTATAGTGAATCTTTACTTTTAGAAACTTCTTTAATATCTAAAACAGATAAATTTGGAAGAATTACTTATGCAAATGACAAATTTTGTAAAGTTTCTGGATATGACATTTCTGAAATACTTAATCAAGACCACAAAATAGTTAATTCCGGAATACATCCAAAAAAATTCTGGGAGGAAATGTATTATGTTACATTAAAGAAAAGAAAAATATGGTATAGCACGGTAACAAATAAATCCAAAAACGGAGATTTATATTGGGTAAAAAGTTGGATACAAGCAATGTTTGATAAAAACGACAAATTTACCGGCTTTATTTCTTTAAGACAAGATGTTACTGATTTAATCAAGGCCAATGAAGAAATAACAAAAAAGAACACTTATCTAGAACATGCTGCCAAAATACTTAGACATGATATGCATAGCGGTATAAATACATACATACCCAGAGGTATTAGTTCCATTCAAAGAAGACTAAATGGAGAAGTTATAGAAAAATATAAACTATCAAGTCCTTTAAAAATGTTGAAAGATGGTTTGGAACATACACAGAAAGTTTATAAAGGAGTATATGAATTTACAAATTTAGTTAAACCAAATTCAAAATTATCAAAAGAAAACCACGACTTAAAAGAAATTATAACCAATTTTTTGAAAAATACTTCATATAATCAACAAGTAATTATAGAAGAATTGGGAAGATTAGATGTTAATAATTCTCTATTTTGTACCGCAATAGACAATTTAATTCGCAATGGATTAAAATACAATGACAACGATACTAAATTTATCAAATTATATAGAGAAAATAACAACATTATTATTCAAGATAACGGCAGAGGAATGACAAAAGAAGAATTTGAAGAATTAAGTAAACCATACAAACGAAAAGAAAACCAAAAGGAATCCGGAAGCGGACTTGGATTGAATATATGTATGGAAATATTAAAAGAACACGGTTTTAAAGTTACATGTGAAAAAAATGAAATCGGAACAAAAATAATAATAATAATATGATAGACTCAATATTGCTTATAGATGACGAAAATTTATTTCATCTCGTATTTGAAGATGCTTGTAACCTATTAGATATAGCAGTGTCGTTGAAAAGTTTAAACAGCGCTGATGAAGCAGAAAAATATTTTAGAGAATTAGTCTTAAATAACTTAAAAAAACCAGACTGTATATTTGTAGACCTTAATATAATTGGCTCTTCATTCGATGGAATAGAATTAATAAGAAAAATTAATTTTGAATACGGAGACGGAGTAGTAATAGGTATAATATCATCAAGCGATGATGCAGAAGAACAAGCCAGAGCAATGAAAGCCGGAGCTCAATTTTGGATCATAAAAACAGATGAAATAGAACCAAGATTGGAAGAGTTCAAAAAAGATTTTGAAGGTTATTTGACGAGAAAAAATAAATTCAAAATTTACAAATAAACATGATAAAATTATCCGAAGATTCAAAAAAATCTCTAATAGAAATCCATAAAAATAACAGTATAACCTTAGAAGGTAATATACTAAAATTAATAGATACTTCCGGCGATAATGAATTTCATGAATACATCTCCGCAGCAATAGAAAAAGATAAAGAATCGAGAAAAAAACGACTGGAAGTAACAAAAACAGTTCAAAAACAAAACGAAGAACTAGTAAAATGGAAAGAAAAAAACGAGAAAATTAATGAAGAATTAAAAACCGCATTAACAGAAACAGAAAAATTAAAAAATAATGCGGAAAAAGCAAAACTTAGAGCTGAAAATGATCTGGATATACTCCAAAAAAAAACTCAATACGAATTAATCGGCGCAATCGTAAAAAGTTCACTCTGGATAGTAATAGGTATAGGAGTAACTACAACATTGCTATTCTCTTACGTAGTAATAAAAGATTTGGAAAATGATGTAATACGCAACGCTTGGTCTAATATTATAGGAATATTATTAACAAATAGCTTTAGTATTCTAGGAACTATAATGGGCGTAAAATATGCTACAGAAAAATCTTCAGATACTTCATCTTCAAAAAAATGTGAATACTGCAGTAAATAAACTCGACATTTAAATAAACCTATAATATTATTGTTTTAATAGTATTATGGTATATTGTGACCCCCAATCAATTATAGTAAAAGATATCAATAAAAGAATCGCAAGAAACCTTATTGAAAAATACCATTATACTCATAAATGGACTTCTTGCTCAGTATCATATGGAATATATACAAATGATAACTCTAACTTGTTTTTAAAAGATGATTATAAACTAATAGGTGTCATAGTGTATGGTAATGCAGTAGGAAGAAGTGCTAGCAAAAGTATCACCCCTTTATTACAAAATAATAACGTATTTGAATTAACTCGTCTATGGATAGAAGATGGTCACGGGAAAAATATAGAAAGTTATTGTATAGCTCAAAGTTTTAAATTGCTAAATAAAGAATATCCAAATATAAAATGTGTATTGAGTTATGCAGACAATGAAGCCGGTCATAAAGGAACAATATATCAAGCTACGGGATTTTGGTATCAGGGAGATAGTTGCATAGAAGTAGGACATGGACCAAATTATAGTGTAAGTTTAGATGGACCACCAAATTATAACTGGATACATAGTAGAAGCGTTTTTGCTAGATGGAAAACTCATAACGTAGATAAATTAAAAGAAAGAATAGGAAAAACTTTTTGGAGAAAAAAAGAAAGCGGAAAACATCGCTATATAAAATTTATAAGTAATAAAACTGAAAATAAAAAATTAAGACGATCACTAAAACATAAAATCTTACCTTATCCAAAAAATACAAACTTCAAAGAAGAAGTAACAGAAATTACAGTAAATAATATACATCAATTCTTTGAATAAATTTTTCGCTTGTATAATTTTACAGATGTCGTAGATATGTCATATTTTTTACTTAATTCTACTATTGTATAATTATTACTTTTCAAATCCTCAATAAACTCATTCTTACGTAAAGCAAATTTTTGTTTTTGCTCACTAATTCTTTTTTTCATCGATTCACTCATCGGTCCTCTTTTTTTACCAGTGAGTTTATTATCATGTGTATAGTTTATATTACGATTAGATAGTTTTTTATTACGACTTCTGTATTTTAGTTCACCTTCACATTTTCCATACTTTTCTATAAACCATTTTAACGTAAATCTCCCAATAGCTTTATTTTTTTGAATTTGCTTGGATTTGTTACTATGTTTTCTTCCAAACATATGTCCAGTGCTATTAATAATAACCATTTTTTTACGTATATTGTTTTTATTCGGATTATTGGTGAAATTGTCTCCTCCGCTAGATTTTAAACCAATATTGTATCCAATATCTCTAAGATAAGGTTTAAATTTATCTAAATAAAATTGTTCTCTATCAAGTAATTTATCTATTTTTATATTTTCTTCCAATACTGTAAATTCAAACTCTTTTTCACCGTAAAAATTCCAAGCATTTTGTAATTTTTTATTAACGTGATATCCCCCATTTAAATGTTTTTTATGATCTTTCCATCTCAATTCTATATCTTTAGATGATCCTATATAAATTTTTTTGTTTTTTAAATTTGTTATTTTATATATTCCACTTTTAATCATAATAATAAATAACAAAAAACCCCAAGCATTTCTGCTTGGGGTTGAATTTATCTTATCTAATTAAAATTAGATCTGATCAAGATCACCAACGACTACTTTGCCGAAGAATTCTGGGCGAACTACCTTCTTAGCGTAGCGGGTCATTACACCTCTACGTGGTGTGAAGTTAGTTGGGTCGTATACCAATGGTGTTTGGATAAGAGGAATGTAAGGAGCGTATACAGCACCAGTTTCGAGGAAGTTATTTCCACGGAAACCAATGAGTACTGCGTTGTCGGTCATATAAGGATTCTTATAGACTTGGAAGCGACTTGCGAAGCTACCAACGCGACTTACACCCATAGCAAACTTGGCTTGATCTCCATCGGTGTTAACAACATATCCAGGAATGGACTCAAGGATGGTTGCAACATCTGGGGAAACTACCAACCAGTTTGCACCACCACGGAGGGTCAATTTTTGAATTGTGTTACTGACCTTTTGGATCTTGTTACCAAGGGTTTGGAACCATGTACTCTTGACGTAGGCTGTACGATTTGGTGAAGTGTTTCCATTACGTGTGAATGTAGCAACACCAGTTGTAGCATCTACACTCTTGGAAAATTCAACACCAATTTCAGCACTCCAAGCTTCAGTTGCAGTACCAGTTACAGCATTGTTAACCATGTCAAGAATTTCGAGATCGATTTCCATACTGACATATTCACTCAAGAGAGCGGTCAACTCAGCTTCAGCATCAATACTGTGGTAAGCATTCAAGTCTTGAGCGAGTTCTGGGGTCCAGACTGCTTTCAACTTACGTGTTTTGGCAACGATAGGTTCACTGTTGAGAACCAAGTTGACTTCAGGAATTGCGATGTCTGTATCAATAGCAGCATCAGCAGATCCACCAGTTGTTTTACCTGCTTCAAAATCACCGCGAGCTTGATCTGTTGGTTGATATGTGAAGAACAAGGTTTGACTTGTTGTAACTGCAGCAGCTCCAGTTCCATAGAACTTAATTTGATAGTAAGGATTGGCCAAACTACCTGTATTAATTGCCTTGGTGTAGGTTTTTAATACACTTATACCAGAAAGTTCAAATGAACGAACTGCTGTCAAATCAATGTTATTGGTGTTTTCATCAATGTTATAGGTATATTCCCAAACTTGATTTGCAGCTGCACTTGCACTGAGAGTTGGCTCAAATTGAACATCTGACCATGATCCGGTGTCTGCTGAGAGGACACCAGCTGTTAGGGAGCCAGTTTTTTCAGTGTAAGCATAAGCGCCTTGTCCGTAAAGACCTTTTACAGCAGCATCTGTAGAACCGGCTTTCTTAAGATTACCACCGAACAAACTATCTCCGGATGCATGTCCGAGAGCACTGTTACTACCATACTTGAAGTCCAAGTAGAAAACGAGACCGGAAGGAAGATTCATTGGTTGAACACTAACGAATTCCTTGGCAGCGATTTCTGCGAAGACACGGCGAACGAGTGGGAGAGCAACTCCAGCCCATTGTTCACTGTTTGCTGAAGTACCAGTACTGGAAGCTTCAGTCAAGAGTTGTTGTGCTTGGTTTTCCAAGAGGATGGACATGTGTGCCTTTTCGATACCTTCACAGCCTTCGAGAAGACCAGTCTTTTCCCACTTGTTTTGCAATCCACGGGTCTCTTTCATCAAACGAGCCTGTGGATTATCATTGCTTGTCAATAATGATTTAATATCACTCATATATTTTTCCTTATTTACTTTCTATTTTTATTTTTTTACTCGCAAACTATAATTACTTCGTGATTCCAGCGAGTTTTTGGAGTCTTGAAGCAAGTTCAGAAGCTTCAGGTGCAACGATTGCAGCTTCAGGCTTTGTACTTGTTACTGGTTTGCTTGCCAAACCTTCGGTGATAGTTTGCGCAGTTGTATTCTTTTTCTTATTGACAACTGATCCACCGGCATTAAATGATTCGGCTAAAACTGTATATGCTAATTTAACTTCACGAATATTCTTCGCGAGGTCAAAAGTGTTAATCACTTTAAGTTTTTGTCCTTCGGAAAGACTTCCTTTGAACAACTTGTTAGTGTAAAGCAATTTAGCATTTAAAAGGTTAGTTTCATTCATTACACCTTTCAAATACTTAATGGTTTTTTCGTATTCTCCCATTTTTTCCTTTAACTCTTCATTTTCTTCATTGATTGTAATAAGTGCTTCTGCCATTTCTTCAGCAGTAACATTTTCTTCATCCATAGGAGAAGGTACAGAACCTTGTTCTGATTCAGGAGAAGGTTCTGGAGAAGGAACTGGTGTTTGATCCAAGTCTAAAGCTTGATCCAAAGAAGGTTCTTCACTTGCCCCTTCTTCACTTTCAAGTTCAGCGAGAAGTTCATCTAGATTAATTTCTTCTGAATCGTCTTCTGAAATATCAGATTCTTCAAGTCCAGAGAAATTTAATTTTTCTCCTTCAGATACTTCCTCAGATACTTCCTCAGATACTTCTTCGGAGACTTCTTCAGTGTCGGATTGTAATTCAGCGAGAATTTCATCCAAGTCATCACTTGTAATTTCTTCACTTTCATCACTGACAACTTCTTCTTCTCCACCTTCTTCAAGATTGAATTCTTGTTTACCAGCGGATACTGTGTTGTCACATGCATCTTTAGAAGGTGAAACATTGTCTCCACTTCCAATATTGGAGGTATCAGCTTCTTCTTCAACTCCATTCATTTCTTCCTTTAATTTTTCTGCAAACATTTCCTTGACACTGGAAGCAAAGTTTTCTTCAAGGAATGTTTTAGCGTTGGCTAATGCAGATTCACGTACAGCTTTTGCATTGGCTACGCATTCGTTTAATAGATCACTCATTTTATTTATATTATCCTTTCTTGATTTTTGTCTTATATTGGGTAAACACCCATGAAGCTATTGAAGAACTCCAAAGAAGATAAATTTACGTTAACACTAAACAATTAGTGTATTTGATATATAAATATAATTAAAAATTAAAAAATATAAAAAAAATATATATTTATTGATATATGCCAGCATCAAGTGAAAAACAAGCAAAGCTATTTAGATTAGTACGAGCAGTACAAAAGGGAAAAGTCTCTCCTAAAAAAGTATCAAAAAATGTTCGTCAAATGGCAAAATCTATATCTCCTACAACTGTCAAAGATTTTACAAAGTTAAATGAAGATGGAGAAGGAGAATATACTTTAAGTAAATTCAAACAAATAAAAGATAAATCATTCAACGATTTATTAAATGAAAATTTAGGAATTCCATTTGATAAACAAGAACTAATTGTTTTTCAAAGTAAACAAGATAATTTTGCTGGATTTGGAAGAACAAGTTTTTTATTAAATAAAAATAAAAATGAAATAGTAGCTGAATTGTTTAGTAATGGAACCACAAAAAAATTTGTGTTTAAAAAATTAATTGATAATAAAGATAAAAATGTAAATAAATACAGTCTTTTCATTCAAATAACATATCCAGATAAACCCGATAAAGATATTTTTTACACATTAAGTAATAACTTTAATGACAAAAATATTTCGGAAAAAACAAAGATTTTATCTGATTTCATTGAAAGAATTAACTCTTATGGCATATAATTTTAATAAAAA